CGATCGAGGTCGCGCGGCGATCGCCGAGATAGCAGGCTTGCGAGAGATCGCCGATGTACGCGAAGACTGCGTCTGCTCCTTCGGTTGCCGAAATCACTTGCGTGTATTCGACTGGATATCCGAAGAATCGAGGCTCGCGAATTCCTGCGGTCATCTCTGCCGCAGTCACGCCGCCTGCGGACAATGCAAGACGCTCGAAAACGCCGGAGTATGCTGCTCGCGAGCAGTAGATCTTGACGTTGCCTCGTTGATATGCCCATTGCGGCAACTTCTTGAATCCACCCGAAACTTCCGCGACCGTCACGCCAGAGTATGCCGACGCGCCGCCGTTGCTGATTTGGTAGGTCGAATCAGATAGCGCAGTCGCGAGGCCGACCACGCCGCCGTAGGTTGACGTGCCGTCGCCGTTGAAGCCTGCATCGTCTTCCTTGAAGGCGAACTGGTACGCGATTTCGTTCGCGACATCGCTCGCTAGGTCGATGATCGAGTCTTCGAGGAGTTCGTTCGAGACGGTCGTCAGCGCGGTCAACTTCTTCGCGACGAGTTGCACGTTGTCAAAGCCCATCGTCGACTCGGTCGCGGCGATCGCTTCGCCGACCCAGAACGCCGTGAGGCCCGTATTCTTGCGAGGAATTCGGAGCGTGTCCGAGGTCATGCGATAGATCTTCGCGTTGCGGCGGAACACTCCGTACTGCTCGCGAAGCGTGACGAGTTCAGCGGCCATCTCGTCAGGGACGAGGAAGCCGCCTTGCGAGTTCACGCCTTCCGTGTGAGCCTTGATCGTGATTCCGAAGTTCTTGCAATTCTCGACCGACTTCTTGTGGCCGAGAGTTGCGAGGCACCAAGTGCCGAACTTCCAAGCCATCTCCTTCGAGGAGAAAGCCTTGCGGCCTGCGCTATAAACGCGAGCGCGTTCCCATGGCTTGTCGTCGACGTTCGCGACAGCCGAGAGGCCGCGCGGCATTGCGTCGAGACGAGAAGCGACTTCGCGACGGATCGACTTCGACATCTGTTCCTTTTCCTCATCGCACATCGCGTCAGTCTCCGGAGCAGCGGCGGAGATCTTCACATCGAGCATCTCAGGATCGACCGCCATGCCTTCGGCATCGGTGACCATGTAGCCTTCGAGGATGAGTTTCTTCTGCATTGCGACGCCGTCAGCACCCTTGATGCGAGCGGCCTTTTCAAGCGCGTTCTTGAACTGATCGAGATTCATCGTCTTCATGTCTGTACCTTTCGAATTCAAAGAGACAACTCTTCTCTTCCGAGCGAGGCCGCGTTTCAAGCGAAGTGCCGTGAGCGTTGCCGAACGTCAGAGCCAGAGCCGACCGCGAGCGCGAGCAATTTCGCGCTCTACGGTTTCAGAGAGCATGATCGACCGCGCAGTCTTTGTAGATGAGTGCGCCGGAATCGAAATCGAAACGACCGTGCGCTTCGGAGACTCGATGCCAAACCATTTCCGCGCGGAAGCAGGCGAGCAAATGCCCTTCTTCACGGCCGTGATGAGTGCCTCCGGATTGGCCTGCAATGGAGCGAGCGAGACTTCGAGCAACTTCCACCGCGAGTAGATCGTCTTGACTTCCTCGCCGTATTTCTTCTTGTCGATGTCGGTCGCGCGGCGCACTCCTCCGGCCTCTGGAACGTATCCGACCGAGACTGCGCGAACGATGCCTTGACCGACGAGAGCAGCGGCGACCTCTGGAAAGAAATCGCCAGAGTATCCGTCAGGCCGCTTCGCGAAGACGAAGTCGCCGACGATGTCGCGCTCTCGACGCTTAAGGCCGACCGTCGTTCCGACTGGCTCCGCGTAGTCGTGATTCCAGAAGAGCGTCGGATTCTGCTCGAACTCTTTCGAGTTCATTCCGGCAGGGATCAAGACTTCGCCATCGCGATCGAGCGTCTCTGCCGTGATTACTGCGGTGAATCCCTTCGCCGTCGAAGTGAGTTCTGCGCCGAGTGCCTTCCGCTTTAGATCGTTCATCGCATGATCCTTTCGACTTGCGCGTCAATCTCTGCAATTTCTTCAGAATTCTCCGCGATGATCTGCCGGAGATTCTCTGCTTCCGCTTCGGCGAGTTCGCGCTCTGCTTGCTGCATCTCTGCTTCGAACTCATCGTCGAGCCGAGGCTGAAGAGCGCAGCGGCAGTTCGGATGGAGCGGAGGCCCGTCGATCGCTTCATAATCGGCGACCATGACTCCTCCGTCCTTGCCGATGATCTCCGAGCCTTCACCGTAGAAAGAGTCTTCGAGGCCGACAGCATTCTTCGAGAACGCATCGCTCGCGGCCTCGCAGAACTCGCAAGGATCAGGCGCGAGGAGCCACGTCTTTCCGCTGACTACGCCAGATGCCTTCCATGCTTCGACCTCAGCGCGTCGGCTCGCGCGTTGCGCTTCCGTTCGAGCGATCGTCAGAGCGCGGCGAGTCGTCGCGCGTTCAGCGTCGCCATCCTTCACGGCCCACGTCTTCACGCGCTCCGCGATCTCTGGAATCGTCTCGCCGTTCGCGACTCCGTCTCCGATGACTTTCGAGAACTTGACTGCCGTCCATCGGTTCGTCGAGTCTGCCGCACGATTCGCGAGACGGATCGACTCGGTTCGAGCGTATGCCTTGAGATCCTCGCCATGCTTGTCGAAGTTCACCGGAAGAGCCTTCATCTTCTCAAGCGTCGTCTTCCCGAGGATGATGCCTGCGGCGAGCGAGTCTTCGAGATACGGTCGAAGAGCGTCGACGATGTCCTTCCGCCACTTCTTCGATTCGAGAAGAGACTGCACTTCGGCGGCGAGTTCCTGCGTCGGCGCGTCCTGATTCGCGATGCGTTCGAGGACGGCCTTGACTTGTCGATCGAAGATGCGACCGACGCTCTTCCCGAGTTCATCCTCGCGCTTCGTGATCTTGTCGAACTCCTTGAGCGCGTCCTTTCCGAGATCCTTCGTGAGAACGTGCGGCGGTTCGATGTCGTCGGACTCGATCATCTTCAACCAGAGATCAGAGAGAAGAGATTTTTTCGCATCGCTCTTCTTTGGATGGCCGTCCGGCAGAAGATCGAAGTCGGTCGTGTAGTCAGCATCCTCTGGCTTGCCACGACGAACGAGCGTGAGGAACGCATTCACTCGCGCGATTGCCCATTGCTCGCGACCGACTCCGGTGCGATGGCTCGTCGAGAACGCGCCTGCGCCGCGTCGATAGACGGCCTTCAGCATTCCGAGATCGACGCGCTTCCCTTTCTCGTCGCCATGCTTCTCGTTGTGTTCGTCGACCTTTGCTCGAAGAGCCTTCTCGGTGGATTCGCTGATCTCGATGCCTCCGCGCGATCCGCTCGCGGAGCCTTCCTCGTTGCGATCGCTTCCGCTGATGCGCTCCGAGGGCTTGGCCGGAGGATCGCCGCCGCCGTTCTTCGATCCGCATCCGCAGGCGCATTTCTTCTTCCGATCCGCATTGCGCTCTCGCTCGCGATCGAACTCCTCGATCTTGCGCTTGGCCCATGCGAAGCCGTCGTCGCCTCCCCATCCGTACCACGCCTGCCATCCGCGACCCTGCTCATCCCAAGTGGAGCCTTGCTTGTCGACCTCGTGACGCTCGAAGTACGAAGCCATGCGGCGGATCGTGTCTTCAGAGAGGCGCACTCGATTCATCAAGTCGCGAGCGCGAGCGATTCCGACTGCGGTCATGCCGCGCTCGCTCTCTGGCTTGCGAGCGCGAACTTCCAGAGCGCGGCGAGCATTGTCGGCGACCGACTGCGGAGGACGAGTGTCGATGTCGCCGATCGCCTTCGTCTCGATCTCGTCGATCGTCTTCCCTTCAGCGCACATCGAGTACGCGATCGAGACTGCCTGATCCTGCGGATAGCCTTCCGCGATCAGTTTCGGAATCTTCTCCGAGACACAATCCGAGAGCGCGTCCTTCTGCTCTGTCGGTGAGATTTTTTTTTGATCTTCAGAAGCAGAAACTTCGGTGGTTCTTACGATCGGATTGAATATCGAATCGATTGTCTCTTTGGATATGCTCGGGAAAGCGGCAAAGGCAATCGTCTTCGCACTATCCATCGGAAGTTCGCCTAATTGAACAGACTTCGCAAGTTCAACAAGGCTAGAAATCTGCGCTCCATTGAGTGCGACTTGTTGCGGGGTTGCGTCCGTTGGCGGTTCGGAAAGATCTGGCGATTCATCCAGAGGCCCGACAAGCCCATCAGGAGCCTTCGGCATAGAAACAGCCTGCGGATTAGGTGCAGCGGAAGAAATGCCTCCTAGTGGCTGTCCGTTCACCATGAGAGATTCTGCGGCGGGATCTTCGACTGGCTCCAGACCTTCGCGCATTCGCGCCTCGTTCGCGGTCATAATTCCGCCTGCGACCATCGAGCGGAGTTTCTCGAAGGCAAATCGCTCATCTTCCGAGACGGGGTTGTCGTAGCAGAGGAACGCATCCTCTTCGATATTGAAAAGCGGAAGAAGATTCTGATTGAGCGTCTCCTCATCCATGCGAAGCAGCGGCAAGATCGTCGTCTGCTTCCATGATGCGAAGCCTACGGTCGCGCTCGCGAGATTCGGATCGTTCGCCTTCAGCATCGAAACGGGAACGCCGAAGACTGCGGCGATCTCTTCGACGATCTGCTCGCGGCCTGCCAAATCCTTCGGAGGGAAAGAAAGAGGCTTGAGGTCGATGTCTGCCGTCGTCGTAAGGAAGCGTCCGGTGCGCTTCGATCCGCGAAGTTTCTCGTCGATCGAGACTTCGAGCCGTTCGAGTTCGTCGTCGTGTGCAGGCGACTTCACGACGAGGAGATAGTCAGGCCGCGCCTTGTTCGCGAAGAAGGCGACATCCATTTCGTGAATGGCTTCGTTCGCCATGATCGCGCCCCAAGCGGCCTCGACCTTTCCAATGCCGTAGTACATATCCGCCGGATTCGGTCGCTTGAAATGGATCACTTCATCCGGCGCGTATGTGTTCTCGCGCTTCTGCTCTTCGGTCGCGCCGTAGCGATATTCCTTGATGAAGTCTTCGCCTTGCTGACCGGGAACGACTTCAACGAATTGCGAAGGCATCGTCCAGAGTTGCACCGGAACGCCGAGACGCTGATCGATGACTGGATGAATGTAGGCGTTTCCCGTCAACTCGCCGTACAGAACGCGAAGGACGGTCGCATCGAATCCGTTTTGGTAGGGGTTGACCTTCGAGAGCAACTGAAGGATCGGGTGCGCGTCGTCGACGACCTCGAAGTCGTCGCCGTACTCTGCGGCCTTCGTGAGCGCGTATCGGCTCGGTCGCTGTTCGAGATCTCCAAAGAGATACGCCTTCGTGCGGCGCGAAGCCTTGCGAGTGTTCCAGAGTTTCGTCGACTGACTCTTATTTCGAACGTACAAGCGGAGAGGCTGACTCGCGACAGCGACAGCGTTCAGATTCGCCGCCGCGTAGATCCATGATCGGTACGCATTCACAGCCGCGCGATATTCAAACGGCGATCGCTTCGCAGGCTCTCCGCGAAGGATCGTCATCGAAGAATTGAAGTACTTCTCCGGAGTGAATGCCGCTTTGATTCGTGCGAGTAGATTCATCAGATGACTTTCACCATGAGAGGCCGACGCGCTCGACGCGCAAGAACGGCGAGCGCGAGAGCGCAGACTCCGTCGTCGTGTCCGACTGTCGCCTCATAGGAGACGTTTCTCCCTGAGTATCGGAAGCCAAACGATTCGAGTTCACTCCGTAGCCAACCATCAGGAAAGCGGATGTCCGCAGTCGAGATCGAGATCTGAAGGCCTTCCATCAGTTGCTGCTTACTCTGGCTTGTGAATTTGAATCCTTCAGTTCTTCGGCAGACCTTGCGAAGATCTTCGACGATCGGATCACCGACTCCGGTCGAGTCGATCTGCGCCGGAGCGTTGCCGATCATCTTTGCGAGTCGTTCGCGCGTAACGTTCCAAGGAGCCTGCCATCGTTCGAGTCGACAGACGCTGCCCTCGGCATCGAGGCCAACTGCAACTGTCCAGTCTTGGCTCTTCGCAAGATCGACTCCCCAAGCCTCTGGAGTTGCCGTCGACATCGGCGCGATGCAAGCGCGGATCGCATCGAGGCCGAACGGATTGCCGCCGTCTTCTGCGGGAATGCCTTCGAGTTCCTGATCGGCAATCGACTTCGGCAGACTCGCTCGCATGGCTTCGACTTCCGCAGGATCGAGAAACGGATTCGACATCGAGCCGATTCGGAACGCGGCCCAATTTCCGGTCGTGTCTCCTTCTGCTTCGAGAAAGAGACGATGGAAGTCGCCTGTTCCTTTCGGCGTTCCGGCGAATATCGCTCTTCCCTTTCGATCGGCGAGAGTCGGTCGGATCGCTGCTCGCCAGATGTCGAGAAGGCCGACGACGAAGCCTGCCTCGTCGATTGCAACTCGATCGTAGAAACGTCCTCGGCCTGCGTCAGCGTCTTCGAGCGTCCAGAAGTCGATCGTGCCTCCGGTCGAGAGTTCGATGCGCTTCTCGACTCGATCGTGTTTGGTAATGAGCGGACGCAGGGCGCGTTCAAGATCGCGAACTGGCTCGGCAAGGTACTTGTACGAAGGCGCAAACCACGCCGTCCGCCTGCCTCGAATCGCGTCGTTGAGAATCACGAACTCTTCGAACTTCGTCTTTCCCCAACGGCGACCAATTTCAAGCACGTTGAATCGACGCAGTCGACGGAATACGTCGAGTTGCGAAGCATGAAGAACCGACTCTGGAGTTGGAACGCGAATCTTCACGCGCTATCCGCGAGCCGAGGCTTCGGAGCCTCGAACGGCTCGATCGTGACGACCTCTTCGCGCCTCGTTTCGTCGATCTTCTCGCGCTGTCCGAGATGCTGCTTCCCGAGCCAGATCAGCATCGCGACGTTGCCCTCCTTCGCCTTCTCGTATTGCCAACGGCGAAGGCTCATCCGCATTTCGTCATAGCCTGCGTTGATTTCCTTTCGGCATCGGCGACGAATCGTCGGCTCGGCAACTCCGCAGATCGTGGCGATCTCGGCATGAGTGCATCCGATTCGCGCGAGCGATTGCACGAGACGCAAGTCGATCTCAGCGCGAGGTCTACCTAGTGGCAAGGACGGCCTTCTTTCCCGTGAGGTTCTCCCATCGCTTGACGATCACGTCGCAGTATTGCGGAGAGATCTCCATTCCATAGCACTTGCGACCGAGTTGTTCAGCGGCGATGAGTTGAGATCCACTTCCACTGAAAGGCTCATAGACAATATCCCCAGTGCGAGTGTGATTTCGGAACGGTGGCTCCCACAAAGCAACTGGCTTCGCTGTTGGATGCTCTTTGCTTGTTTCTCTTCCAACGTGCCACAAAGTTGTCTGATTTCTTTCACCGTAAAAGTTTGGTCGAAATCCTTTTCGCCACCCATAGAAG